ACGCAGCAGAACGTCGCGACCGGAGCGTCCATTGGTGGCACCGCTGGCGGCGTCGTCGGCTCGATCTTCCCCGTCATCGGGACGACCATTGGCGCTGGCGTGGGCTCCGCTCTCGGGGCTGGCGTGGGGTACTTGGCATCATGAAGATCAAGACCGTCAAGCAGCAAGACCTCCCGCCCGACGAGCCCGAGAACTTCGCGCTCAACCAGCGTGACGCGCTGCCTGAAGAGTTCAACTCCGAAATCACCGCAGCGCGGCGATGGCGCATGGCAGACGTGCAGCGGTGGGACACGACCCTGGAGTTCCTCAAGGGCTACCAGTCCGACTACCGCAGTCGCTACGTCGACGGTATGCGTGCGCGCCTTGGCGACCAGTCTTTCCGCCAGGTCGTCAACCGGCTCATCCCGCTCTACAAGTCTTTCGTCGCCGCGCTTGAAACGCAGTTGCCAAAGCTCCACGTTGCCAGCCGAAGCCCGTCCTACGACGACGAACTCAAGCAAATGAGCGTCGAGCTGGTCGTCAACTACTGGTGGAAAGCAAACAAAATCAGCGACCTGCTCTACGAGGGCACAACGTGGCTCTCGCCCTGCGGCAACGCTGCGCTGCACACCTACGTCTGCGAAGACAAGAGCATCAAGACCGACGTGGTCAGCGCCTACGACCTGCTGTTCGAGGCAGAGGCGATTCGCCCCGAAGAAGCGGAGTGGTGCGCCGTCCGACGCGGATTCACCCGCTCGCAGGCTGCCGAGATTTGGCCCGACTACGCCGACAAGATTCAGCAGGACGCGGCAAGCATTCGCAGCAACGGCAGCGACACCCTTGAAACCTCCCGCGACGGCAGCCGCATCGAAGCGTGGTACGTCTACTTCTGCGACGGTCGATGCGGAACGTGGATGGAAGGTGTTGGCTGGCTGGAACAGGGTCGAATGCCCGATTGCGCCAAGCCCGTCGCGTTGTTCCGCACCACCGTGTTCCCCGGTCGCATCCTCGGCGAGTCGCAGTTGTGGCCGGTGCTGTACCAGCAGGTCGAATACAACCTGTACCGCCGCATCCTGCTCGACGGCGCGCAGATGATGAGCAACCCGCTGTGGCTCGTGCCCGAGCAGGCGAACGTCAACCGCGCCGACCTGTCCAACCGGGCGGGCGCAGTCGTCAACTACAACGCCCTCGGTGGCAAGCCCGAGCGTGCCGGCGCACCGCCGATGCCTCCGCACCTGTTCGACATCAAGGCGTCGCTCATGGGTGAAATGGAGGACATCGCCGGCATTCACTCGATGACAATGGGCAAGCGCGCACCCGGTATCAGCGCCGCCGTGTCGATGCAGACCTTGATCAGCCAGGACGTGCAGCAGTTGTCGATGACCCGCAAGGAAATCGAACGCGCCGTCGTGCAGTCCGCGCAGACAGCCGTCGCCCTGTGGCGCGAGTTCGCCCCAAACAAAGTGAAGGTGTCCTACTTCGACCCGACCTTTGGCATGGACGTGATTCGCACCGTCGAGCGGACTAACCTGCTCGAAGAGCCGCAGGTCTTTATCGAGGCCGGGCAGTTGTTCGTCGCCGACCAGCAAGAGCGCGACCAGATGCTCTTGCAGTTGGCGCAACTTGGCGTCGTTGAACCAAAGATGCTGCTCGAAAATCTGAGCATCACCGTCGACCGCAAGGGCAAGCTCGAAAAGCTCAAGTCCATCGCCAACGCCAAACGGTGCCTCGCACAAGTTCTTGCCGGCTTCAACGTCGAGTGGGTGGAAGACCCCACTACGATCGAGGGCATCATTGTCGTGTTCCGCGAATACATCACCAGTCCGCTTTACGACAAGGGTGTCGAGGAACTACTAAACGCCGACCCGAACGACGTAGACAAGATGGACGCCCGCCAAATCCGCGACAACGTCTACGCAGTCTACGTCACTGCGCAGCAACAGTTGGCGATGCTTTCTGGCATGGGCGCTCCGCAGCAGCCGCAGGGTCCGCAGGGCAGTCAGCCCAAGCCCAAGCCCGAGCCCGAGCCCAAGCCGCAGCGCGGCGGTGGCGTCGAAGGCGTGCCGATGGTGCAAGACCAGCGCCGGCAGACCGGGCCAAGCGCCGCCAAGCCGGTGCAAGGCGACAAGGGCAACCTCTCGGCGCAAGATCGTAGCGGCTCAATGCAGACGCGCGGCGTGCGCGGAGCGCCGTAGGAGGGACCATGCTTGTCGAAGAAGTCAGCGCCCTGTTCCTCCAGTTCTGCGACGAGCAGGACACCACGTTCATGACACCGGCGCAGCGGCAGTTCTACCTCAAGACCGCCTACGATGCTTTCCGCAACGAGGTCATGGGCATCGACGCCTTCGTCTACCAGACGACGGTCAACATCACCCTCTCGGACGCCGACTCGTACCCGCTTGGCTCGGGCGCGACCATCATCCTCGGACCGAACGCTGCCGCCGGAACCCGCATGGAGCGTCTGCTTCGCATCGCGGTGCTGAACGACGGTGGCGACCGACTCGGTTTTCTGACGCGAACCGCCGACATCCGTTCGGTACAGCCGACCGACGACGTGACGTGGCGCTACGCCGGCTACTACCAGTTGACCAACCGGACGCTCTACTTCGACCGCAAGTTCAGCGCGACGCTGCAACTGATGTACGCCCCCGAGTCGACGGTCGACTGGACCCAAGACCAGGCGGGCGACAACGAATACATCGACGACCTGAACCAGTGGCACGACATCATCGCTCGGCTCGCTGTGCGCGACTACTACGCCGTGCGAGACGGCGCCGGCAACGAGGCCAACGAGCGCGCTCTGCAAGACCGAATCGGCAAGATGCGGAACTTCCTCACGAACGGGTGGCTTCAAGACGGCGGAAACGTCATCTACGATGTCTACTACGGGGGCTGACATGGCGAACCAGCAGCAGCTCCTCTCCATTCTCCCGCAGACTGGTGGAGCCGACTCTATCTCCAAGGGCGGCTTTCTCCAGAACGTCCTCGTGCGCCGCGACGGCTTCGAGATTCGACCCGGCTTCGGGCAACTCGGCGAGTGGACTTGCACCAGCACCCAAGGCATCGACGGCGCCGGATTTCAGCGCCAACTCGGCTGCACGTCGATCTTGACCGACTTCGGGCACACGCAGGTTGTGAGCCTGTGGGTCGTGAAGATGCCGTTGCGGCAGTTGGAACAGGCGCAAGAGCGCGAACTGAACCTGACCCAAGACGGCATCGCCGACGTGTTCCTGCTGCAAGTCTACGACGTGACGACCAACCGGCGGTGGGAAGAGGTGCTGTACCTGCATACCGCCGACTCGTCCGCTGAGACGTTGCCGATGCCGTATTGGCGTCCGCACTACACCGGACGTTCGCGGTGGCTCATTGCCGGGGACGAGCAGTCCTGCTTCTTCCAAAGCGCCTACGGGGTGCTGTTCTTTGGGAACGACAGCATGGGCGCGTGGTGCTACGTCCCCGCCGACTTCCGCGACCAGACAGCGCACTTGACCAACCAGCAGGTCGGCATGGGTACCGCTGTTCTGCCAAACGACTGGAAGGGCGAGTCCTGCCGCGTGTTCCGTGTGCAGCCGCAGCCGCGCACCGAGGTCGGCGTCTCGTACATCGGAGAAGGCCTGTTCCCCGAGCCCGTGGACGCCTGCCTGTGGGGCGGTCGGATGGTCTACGCCTCTGGACGCACCCTCTACTTCTCCGACCCGCTGTACCCCGCATCGGTCTCCGAGACGAACCTTGTCGAACTGCCGATGGCTGAGGAAATCACCGCCATCGGCGAGTGTTCGGGCATCATCCTGGTCTGGTCTGGCAACGAGACGTGGGCGTTCCGTCCTGGCAGCGGCGCGTCCGCAGCTGTGGGCGATGCACGGCGCCTCTCGGACTCGATCGGTTGCATCGGCCCGCTCGGCAAGATTCGCCGGATGGAGCAACTGGTCTGGTGCGACACCCACGGAATCTATGCCTTCGACGGCGGCATGGGCGTCACCGAGTTGAGCGAGCCGATTCGCGGGCTGTTCGACGAGGGCATGAGCCTGCCGTTGTCGCGCTTCTACGACACGGACGGCAGCCCGCAGTCGGCGTCGACCACCAACTCGTCGTTCCTGCTTTGGACCGACACCGACCGAATCAACGTCGCCTACAACCCGCTGTACGACGTTGTCCTGTTCGCCATCCCCGACCAGAACGCCGCCCTGTGCCTGAGTCAAGGCAACTCGTGGTCGGTGTGGACCTTCGAGTCCTTCGCGGTCAACTCCGGTCCTGTCAGCAAGCAGATGCCGCAACCCTACCTCTGCAACGGGTCTGACTCGGTGTTCATGAGCATCGGGCCGCTTGACACGACCATCTTCGACTACGGCGCCAACAGCTCGACCATCCGAAGCAACGCCATCCTCCAATGGCGAGAGGGTGGCGCTCTCGATCGCAACTCTGCGATCGGCACCGACCATCGGGCTGGGTACGCATCGGTCGACAGAATCCTCGCCGCGCCCAACCGTGGCTGGTTCTACATCGGACGACCGACGCTTGTGCCAGCGGGAAGCAATATCGTCGTCGAGACGGCTGACGAGGACACCTGGTTGTTCCCGGTCTACCTGTGCAGCTCGCACGAGGATGTGGACGGGCTGAAACTGCACTTCACGTTCGACGAGAACTTCTGGCAGCCGGTCTTGCGCGACGCGGGCAACGGCGACCTCGACATCGACGTGCCTGCCCAACGGCTTGCTGCCGTCGACATCTTCGGCTACCCAAACATCAACGTCGGCACGAACGAGACGCGGTTGTACGGGTCCAACGAGATTCGCATCAACGCCATCGGCGCGACAGCCGGCGCCGCTTGGGGCCACAAGCCGAGCATCAACGTGCCCAAGAACTCGCTCGAACCGATCTTGTGGCTGCCGTTTGTCCCGCAGGACAAAACCATCGCGCAGCCGGCATCGCTCTGCACGTCGGTCATCACAGCGCAGGTGCTTTCGGCTGCTGCGTACCACGACCAGAACGTCTACCAGTGGCAGGGCTCGCTCCCGACCGTTGACACGCTGCCGTTGAGCCAAGCAGTCGATTGGGTCATCAAGGGCGGGCGGCTTGAGTTGCCCGACCGAGGGCAAGCTCGCGTGCGTGGGCTCTACCTGCGAGCGC